ATAAATGCTTCTAAAAAACAAATAAGATTTTCAGCATCTTTAGTTGTAAGAAACCACTCATAAGGTTCTTGCCTACTAATCATTTTATTATTTAAAGTTCTTTTTGTAGTTTCTGTGCCTGATAAGATTCTTAGTTTCTTCTCATCAGCAAGAATACTATGTTTACAATATGATGCTATGACATAATCTTTAGTTTCAAGTTTATCACCATCTAAAACATTACCTCTAACATTTTTAATAAAGTTATGTTCATATCCTTTACCCTTAAAAACATTTTTAAGGTTTGATATTTTTTGTTTTCTTGATAATTTTTTCATGTTAATTACTCCTTTTTTGTTTAACATAAGTTAATTATATACTTATATATATAAATATATCAACAATTATCTTAATTAATTTTAAAGTGGATTTATCTTAGGAACTGAACTTAGCTGATCTAAAGTTTCTTTAAATGAATCTAGTGCTAGTGTTGGCGTGATTATGGATGATTCAAATGTGAAGTAAGTCTGCGTAGTGTTATTTGGTTTGAAGAAGATATGTTTTCCTGCATTATTAAAAAACACAAAAGCGTGTATATCACAATGATAATGCTTATATACACTAGATAGTGTCCTTGAATTTTCAGTTGCAAAAACATATTTACCTTGTTTAGTTTCTCTCCTAGTTTTAACTTGGATTGTATATTTAGCAGAACCTAATTCCACAATTAAGTCTGCTGGATGTTTCTCTTGTGTTCTATAACACCAATCACAATGCTCTAGCAAAAAGGTTTGTACTAAAGACTCACCTACTGCACCAAGCCTAGAATTAGCCTGATGATCTTCTATCGTTTTCTTTCCCATCTTGGCTACATAGAGCAAGTTGCCTAGAATTATACAATGCTCTATTCGGAGTTTGAATAGCATATTTTGATCTTAGCACTTCTTCTGATGCTTCTAACCATTTACCGAGTTCCATGAGTTTTCTTGTTTCTCTAAACCTCATAAAACCAACTATTCCCATTTGGAATGTCATATCAATACATACCATTCTTGCTTTTTCAGGAAAGGTACGCCAAACACCCCAACTATTCGTTAAATCTTTTTGTACTGCTTCTATATCATTATTTAGTAAATATAATGCTTCTTCTTCTGTAATACCTCTATCATCAAGATTTCTACCAATTCCCAAAGTTAATTTACCCTCAGAACAATTATATGGATATAATCTTAATCCCTCATGTTTGCGAAGCATCATTACAATTTGATCTAAAAATATTTGGTTATAACCATCCATTATTCTCGTAAGCTACTTCTAGCAACACCCTTAAATTTTTCAAATGATCTATAACCACCTAATCCTAAAAGTGATAGTGTGAGTGTTAATAAACCCTCAGTTTGTATTGCTGGTAATGATGTACTTGATCCACTAATTACAATAAACCAATTAAGTATAGGTGCTAAAAAAAATGTCCAAAACAATCCTAAACAACATACCCACATTATTGCTGGTCTTGCACCTGATACAAATAATGATGAATGTTTTGCTTGTTCTTTATTAACTTCAATTTGAGCCATGTTAGCTCTATGAAGTTCTGTTTTGAGTTCGTGTTCTAGTTTTTGTTTTAAATCCTTATCAGCAACAAACTTATCAAGAATATTGCTGAGAGGATCAATAAGTTTTTCTAACATACTACATCGCTGTTTTAACAATCAGCGTAACTAAAGAAGCTATGATTGTTGTAAGACCACCGATTAGCCAAATCTTTATAGAATCAACTGAACTTTGTAAAGCATCAGTTTTCTTATATATAGACTTCCACCTCTCCTGACATTCTTTTTCATGCACTCGTAAATCAGCATGAACATCATTAGCAGTCTTTCTAGGCATTATTCTTCCTTAACTTCTTCTACAACTTCAGGATTAATGCTTCTTTCAAAAGATTGTATGACTATATTTTTATAATCGTTAGTCATTACATAATCATCATGTGCTGCTTGTAGTGTTGCAAGTTTTCTACCAATAACATTTAACCTAGATGCAAGTGCCATCTGTTCTTCAGTAAGATCAGATTTTCTGTACTCAACATCATTAAAAGTTATTATTACTGGTTCTTGCTTTTCCATTTTTTCATTATCACTCATATTTACTCTCCTTATAAGTTTTAATTAGTATATCAGTTATCTAAAGTAATTGTTTCTGAACTTGGATTTTTTTGATCTTCTATTTGATAATCTAATCCATCTTCTATGCGTGATACTTCTTCTTCACCCATAGCAGTCCATACCCAATTATTTAACATTTCAGAAGTTACATCATCAAATGGTACGAAGCCTTGTATATCTTCTGTATTTAAAGACTGAGTGCCATAAGATGATGCAGAATAATCTCCATCTTCTTTTGTTACTCGCCAATGCACATTAAAGATTACTTGCTCATGTCCATTATGTTCATGTGTATATACATCTATAGTTTTACAATTCCAATCTGCCATATTTATTTTCCTTTAAGTGGTTCTACTATTACTTTACCATGTGAATCAGTCCAATCGGTATCTTTCATGTGTTGGTCATGTCTTTCACCAATTACCAACCAAGATATAGTAGCTGTTGATGATGTATTCTTACAATTAATAGTTAATATATTTCCTGTTACACTTCCTTTAACTGCATCCCAATCTGATTCGTTTGTAGTAAAGCATTGAACATCTGTATTTAGAGCTATAAAAGTTCCGTCAGTCATACCTGATACAGTATCGATATTAACTGTTGCAGAACCATCTACCAAATCTACTTTACCTCTATAAATGTTATCTGCTTGTGGTGCTTCTACGAATGAATGTACTAAATCGTGAGTATCAGTTTTAGATTCTAATGGATGGTCAATTTTAAATGATCCTGAACCTTTTGATAAAGCACCTGTTATAGCAAGATTACCTGAAGAATTGAGAATCATAGCACCACTTGTACCAGCAACATTAAAATACATATCATCAAGGCTATGGTAATAAATGATTGCTCCTCTTGCTCTTGTAGTATCAGAAAATTGTATTGCACCTGAATCGCCAGTTGGCGTTCTAACATCTATTGCTGCTGAACTGTTGTTTTCAATAATTACTAAATCAGAACCATCAGCAGAATAAGAAGAACCAGATGCAGCTTTTTTTATATGCATAATACTTTCAGGTGAGCTTTCTCCCAAGCCTAAATTTCCTGAACTATCAATACGAAAAACCTCAGTATCAGTTCCTTGTTCTATTACAAAATCAGCTACACCTGAAGAAGCAGTATTTGCAATACCAAAAGTACCATCATTGTCATCTAAGAAAAATTTGCATCTTCTATTATTAGAACCCTCGATAACATTTAAAGTTAAGGCTACTTCTTGATTGTTTGTAGTAGAGCCTATAACTAAATTTTTATCAGGACTACCTACTGTTGTACTATCTGTTGTGCCTAAAAATAAATTACCAGTACTATCAAGTCGCATTCTTTCGGTATTGCCACTAGTTCTAAAGCTTAACGCATCAGTTGCATTATCATAAATTAATGCACCTCTTATTTCTGCATCTGAATCACCTAAAAGCAATCCTACACCTGAACTTGTACCACCAACAATATTAATATATTCTGAACCTGTACCTGATATTGATAGACTTCTTGTTGGACTAGTCGTTCCAATTCCAACATTTTGGTTTTCATCTATTCTTAGTGCTTCTGTTAAGGTATTTGATGGATTATTAGTGTAAAATGCTAATCTTGTTTCATTTGCATCACTCCCACCCTCTATTGTCTGAATCTTTGTATATACATTTCTGACTGAATTAGTAATTCCTAATAAAATAGAAGAAGTAGTTGGGGATGCTGCAGTATTTGTATTTAAAACTTGTAAACCCTCATAATCAGTTGCAGAATCCGAAATTGTAAGACTCGATAAAGTTCCTACGCTTGTAATATTTGTTTGTGCTGCTGTAGATAAAGTTCCTGCTAGTGTGCCACCTGTTACTGTACCTGTTGTGGTAATAGCAGAAGAACCAACATCTATACTTCCAAAGCCTGAT